TAGACATTAAAACAAATAGATCATCGACACGCTGTTCAAGTCGATTAATCTGATCTTTAATTGATGAGCCTCCGTTTGGTTTTAACTCATTCAGGTAAGACTTAATAACCCAGCGCAGACCCACTAACAAACTTGTAGATACGGCGCATACGCCAACGGCTATACCAATGATTTCGTTTGCGGTCATTTCGCATTGATTCCATAATCAGCCTCTTTGCCGGACTTTGGATCTAATGCTTTTGCGATAGGTGCAACTAATGCACCAGCAAGTATTGCAAATTCTGGTCGAATATCAGCAACGATTGCTAAAAGGACAGTAATGCCGGAAGCAGCCACAGCTCTTAAATATGACTTAATTGCTGCCTTGTGTTTGTTTGATAGTTTCATGCGTTGCCTCCTAGTAGTGGGATGTTAAAAAACTCTCCTGATTGTTTTGGGTGGAATGAAATATGAATATGTTTGGTATGAGGGTTTATCCCTTTGTATTTACGCCAACGCCAATTCAACAGTTTGCTGGCAATATGATGATTGTGAATAACATATTTAATTCGTTTATCTGTTTTGCCAGCAATGCGTATTTGATCGGCTAAGTAAGCAGATATGCCTTCAGCTGCACCAAGATCCGCTGTAATGTCAATTGCACAAACTTCACCCGAAGGTAAAGCGTTGTGATCCGAAACCTTAGATCTCATTTGATGCTGTGCCGAAGCAATCCAGCCATCTGATTTTCTAGATCTATCAGGAAAACAGTCATCAATTTGCTCCCGCAATTGAACAGCTGCTTTAGATAGGTAAGGCTTCATTACGCTTTAGGTTTGCCTAGTTTCAATCCCTTTGGAATTGGCTTTGTGTAATCCCACTTTGAAATATAAGCACCAGTGCCATCGCTGTCATCCTGCAAATAAATACCTAAATTGGTGAAATTATCTGTCGGATTGATTTCAGGATATGCTTCAATAATTTTTTCCCATAGTTCCATATTATGCTCCTATCAAAGAAACTGAAACAAATGTCGCACCAGGATCGGCACTATTCCCAATGATGTTGAGGGCATCACCTGAATCTTGAAAAGTCGAAATTTCAAAATAATCTGCAACTGCGCCATAAACAATATCTGAATAAAAAACTGATGTATATCCACCAGCATTCACTGCTCTAATTATATTGAGGTTGTAAGCACGATTAGTTCCATTTTTTGCAAGCGTAATACATCTTTGACCTGTACCACTTCCCGAAAAACTAAGAGTTGTATTGATTTGATAATAACCTGCTTTGCCTGATGGAATTGTAATTCTTGTGTTATTTGTTGCGTTGTCGTGATAACCGCCAACATCAAAAGTTTCAACATCCCAAGCAATCATAGTGTCTGTATTGTTGGAAATTGACTGATTAACGCTTCTTGTTAATCTTGCACCTGCAAAACTTGAACCACTTGAAGGAGTTGCCCAAGATGGAACACCACCTGCAACAGTTAAAACTTGACCAGTTGTTCCAATTCCAAGTCTTGTATTTGTGTTTGCCGTTGATGAACGATATTCAATATCGCCAAGAGTTGTAGATGGGTTTAAGTTCTTGGTTGTGGTATCAACGGATGTGCCAAGTGATCTAATAGCTGATGCGCCATCCTTGACCAACGCAGTATCATCCGGCGTTGTCCAGCCATAGTTTGTAGTAGTTGCCATTTTTCTCCTATTATCAGGCTACGATTGTAGCGTATTCCCATGTCAAAGTTGGGCTTAAAGTGTTCCATGCCTCGCCGATTGGCACAGAATTCCATCTCATAGCCACTTGGCTAAAGCTGACCGGCGAAAGGTTTATGGTCAGGAATAATTCATTAAACCTTGTGCTCCAACGCCATCCTTCAACATAACCAGAAAACTCACCGCTATTAATTTGAGTAGGCAAATCTGCAATGTTCAAAGGCATACCCATAAATATGCTTAATAGATTATCCCGATCTGAGTTATCAATCTCCGGATTTGTGATTGGAAAAGTAATGCTGTCAAAGATCGGCTGTGGAAAGGCTCGAAGGTTGATGTATCGATCTGCAACCTCTTGAGCATCTACCGCTGAATGAATGACCGATTGTATGCTTTCAGACTTGTAGCCATAAAGGGCAATTGAGGAAGCGGATGTTGCAGTTTTTTGAGAACCAAAATTGTTTCCATAATTGATAAAGATGTCATTGCGAATATCAGCTGCTTTTGTAGTTGTGCGTAATCCTGAACCAATTGCATTATTGGCCGATAGATCAACATAACCATTGGCGATTAAATAGGTTTGGCGGTGGTCAGCATCGGCATATCCAATGTTTCCTTCATTATCCTCATAAATATATCCAAATGCGCTGTTAGCAATTTGTGATGCTATGTTATAAACAGTATCAGGGGAAGCATCTCGATTCTCCATTGTGTAAAGACCAGGCTGATCGATTTCACCTAATCCAAGATTTAATGCGGTAGCCCAAGTTTCAGTTGCAGAATATGTTGCCCATGTTGAAGCTGCTGGCACATCATTCCAAGCCCCAAGCAATACACTAGAAAGCAAGTCATAAATCTGGTTGCCATCCTCATCCTGAGATATTGCATCATTATAGATTTCTTTCGCTAACTTAACCAAAGATCCCATTGCAAGAATTGTGTATTCAACAACAGTTGCAATTGAACCCGTTGCACCCACTTCAACAGTAATGTCAGTAATATCCCCACCAAATAAATTCACATATGTTCCTGCGCTGTTTTTAACTTGCAAACTTAAACTGTCATTTATGTCAAATGAAAAGGTTTGTCCAGACAAAGCCAAAATTGTGCATTGAAGATAAGATGGGTTTGGTTGGGTATAAATATCATCTCGACCTGCTTGATGAGTTATGTCGCTGATTGTTAAATTTGTGTATTCAGTTCCTGCAACAGTCAGTTTCCAGTCTGGTGTCCAAACTGTCATCAGTTGCCTTTAATGCCGTTATTGTAGAGCTGTGGAACTGATCTTGATGCGCTTTGATTTAATACCTTTGCAACGGCTCTTGCAGCACCTTCACTATCAACTGCTTGAACTGAAATGTTGATTGTGTTTCCACCCGCTTGCCCAAATGGAGTTCCTGTTGCGCTTTGTGGAACCCCTGAAATTGTGGCAGATGGTGCTATGTTTCTAATTGAGCCAATATCTGCTCCGGGCTTAATTAAGTTGATAACCCTAATACTTTCATTTGCAAGACTTATGATTAAACCAATTGCTTCTCTAAGGAATGTAATAAATCCTTGAATAATTCCAGCCACAGCGGAAATGCCCTTGCCTAAACTTTCAGCACTTCTTTGGCTTTCTTGTAATCCTGCACTTAAACCCTGATCCCCAGTTAATCCAGCAATAAATGCGTTAAGGGTTGGGATGCCTGTGTTATTTAAGAAACCAATAAATCTTTCAACTTGTGGAAGTAAAGCAACTCCAAGACTTTCTTTTGCTTCATCAAATCCTACTTTTAATCGATCAATCTTGCCTTGGAATGTTTCGGCGTTTGTAGCAGCTGCTCCACCATAAAGATCTGAAAGTTTTTGTTGAACTTCGGTGAATGAAAGTGTGGCAAGTTCGCTCTTTGATAATCCAAGACCTAATCTACCAAGAGCTGTAGTGTTTCCATCTTGAGCACGACCCAGAGCGTTTGCAACAGTTTCTAATTCAATGCCACGACCTTTTGCAATATCTAATGCTAGGTTTAATAACTTTTGTGCTTCCTCAGTTGATTTTGTCGAAACCGCCAACCTTTGCATCGCCGGACGAAGTTGGTCATCCGCCACACCAGTCGCCAAAGATGTTTTGAGGATCATTGCCTCAGTTGCCTTTATTTGCTCATCAGTAGCCCCTGTGGCTTCTCTTAAAGCATTAGCCAGCCTTAACTGTGCTTGCTCATCCTCTATCGCAGCCTTGACCCCATCAATGGCTAATTTAGTCCCATAGGCAACGGCAGCAGCAGCAGCCACCACAAACGCAGCAGCAGCCTTCTTTCCAAAATCCGCAATCTTGCTTGAATTACTTTCAACGGCTTTATCAGCTTCGCCTAACTTCTTTTTTAGATCATCAACATCAGCAAGGATTGATAACTTAAGCGTTCTATTGCCGGTAGCCATTAGACCCATTCCTTAATAATGCGATCAAAACTTGCTTCCCATTTCTCAATCAATTCAGGCTGAATTCTGCGAAGGGTTGGATAGATAAACCATCCACGACTACCTCTGCCTTGCCGTCCTGAATATGAAGGGAACTGCTT